ACATACTCGCTACTCCGAAAAAAGGGACGTAAGACCCTATTTCGACCCCGTAACGCTACACGAAGCGCTTCGTTGTTTTTTTGCTATATTTGTAACGCTACAAAATAAAAAAATGGGATTTTTAACAACTAAAGAATTAGCCGAAAGGTGCGGTATTGCTACGTCAACGGTCCGCGTCAATATTTCGCGTAACAAATTAAAGTTTGTAACGGTAAACGATAAGAAAGGAAAACCGCAACGAATGTTTGACGATTCGGACCTATTAAACGCGGAATTTTTACGTAGGTATGACAATTTAAATGCGACAAATCCGGCAAAAATTGCGGACGAAAAACAGACAAAAACGGACCGGAAAAGAAACGATTACGCCGGTACAAATAACAAGTTAACCCCGGAGCAAAAAAAGCTTGTCGGGACTGAATTAAGAAAAAAACAATTAGAGCTTCAGAAGTTAGAACATAGCGTTGAAATTGAACGCATGAAAAAAGAAAAAATGCAAGGCGAAGCTATTCCAACCGATTTGGTAACAATGTTATTTTCGCAGCATTTTAAAAACTTGTCTTTAAAGTATAAAGAAGAGGCCGAAAAAATAGCTTCGATAATGGTAAAGCAATTGGGCGGAAAAAATTCGGACCGAATCGAAATAATTAAGCGCTTGGAAGATTCAATTAACACGGCTATAAACGAAGCAAAAGAACTTTCCGAAATGGACCTTGAAGAAATAATTAAACAATATAGCGTCAAACGTGGCGTTGGTGAACGAATGTAAATTTATAAGTTATGAATAAAGAGAACAAACAATTAATTGCGGTATGGTTTTTATATGCGCTTGTTTGCGCGGCAACATTGTTTATTTTTGATACTTTATTTTAATAATAAAAAATTTAAGTTATGAAAAATATTAGAACAATAAGCGACCTTATAGAATCGCTAAAAACAATTAGGAGTATTAAAGGTGACATAAGCGCTATTAATGCAATCAGCGTAATTGTTAACGGCGAAGAAATCGATATTATTGGTATTGAATGGCCCGAACCGGATAAAGGCGGGGACGTTATTATTGAAGGTTAACCGTTCGTCACAAATATTTTTTTATTTTTGGTAGTGTTAAAAAAGGTCGTATATTTACACCATACAAACACACAAAAACAAAAAATTATGACTAAGGCACTCGAAAATTTAAGAACTAAAGAAGCTCAACTTATAAGCGATATAGCGCAAGATTCAAAGCGTTATAGATTTCTACAAACTGAAGAAGCGCGCAGCGATATAGAAGAGCGTTTTTTAATAATGACAAAAGAAGAAATGAGCGAAATTTTGACGACGTTAAATAATAACCGAAGAAAATTAAAAGAAGTTCAATTTAAAATTTTTAATAAGCAGAAATAAAAATAAACTTCCGTGGGCTTCGGCTCCCGGTTAACCAAACAACCATGAATAAAGAGCAAACAGATATATATCTTTTAAACGAGCATATAACTGCCTTGTATAAGGAGATAAAAGAATTGAAGGTTAAACTCCAAGCCGTAAAGGATAGCTTAATGAGTGAAAGTTATATAAAAGAAAATTATGACGAAGGAACTTTAGATAATGAGTTTATAAGGGGTATCAGATACCAAAGAGAACGAACTAAAAAAGCAAAATAACCAAACTAATAAACCATGAAAACCAACCTAAAAATTATATTTTTTTTCGCTTTTATAATAGCCGGTCATTATTGGGTTAACGGCCAAGAAGCTTATAAAGTTATTGAGCGAAAAAAAGGAAAGCCGGTTTACTCTTCAAGCTATGTAATAAATGAAAAAGAAAAATTTGAAGTAGTAAAATTTGAAGAGCGAAGTAATAAATATTTTTATTCAATTGAAATTTCCGGGGCGGTCTATATTAGTCCGGATTCAATCGCTATGTATCTTTATGAACCGTTATTTAAGTCTATGATACTTTACGAGCTTAGAACTGAAAACGGCACTACCTACGGCAAGCAAATAGGCCGACGCAAGGAAATAAGCGTTCGACTTTGGGAAAACGTTATATTTGTTGAATATGGAAAAGTAAAAACTAAATTATATTTGAAATGAGAAAAATACAAGTTTATTTAATTGCAGACGGTCGAACTTTTGAAGATAGAGAAGAGGCCGAAGCCGCAGAATTGGCGCTTAATTTACAAAACAAAATTACGCTTTGGGTCGATTCTGTTTTTATTCCTTTGGAGTTTAACGACGCGCAACGCGAACAAATCGCGACGGCTATTTATGAAGACCGGGAAAAGATAGTTAAAGGACTACGCCCGGACCAACAATAAAAATTATGAGAAGAAAAATAAAGAATTGGATTCGTTCGCGGTTGTCACATTATTACGGCTATCCGGCGGACGGTAGAAATTGGCGGCGTATAGTTGCGGCGCATAGAAAAGGGAACAAATAGAACTAAAGAAATGATTGAGCAATTACAAACCGTTTTAGATTCTTTTGATTTTCAAATTGAAAGGCTGAAGCCTTCGGAGTTTGCCGAAAAATACCGCGTTATGACAAGCGACGTTTCGCCATTTCCCGGAAAGTTTAGTTATACTTTAACGCCTTATTTGCGTGAAGTTATCGACACGATGGCACCGGATAACGAAGCGCGTATTATCGCGGTAATGAAAGGGGCGCAACTTGGATTTAGTACGGGCGTAATTGAACCGGGCGTTGGTTGGATTATGCGCGAAAACCCCGGCAATATATTGTTTTTCGTGGGTCATAGCGACCTTGTGCCAAAAGCCATGGACAAGGTTGACCAAATGATTGATTCGTGCGGTATAAGGCACCTTATTCGGCCAAATTCAATGCGAAGGAAAACACAAAAAACGGGGGACACGAATACAAGTAAAGAATTTCCCGGCGGGTCCCTTTTGCTTGGCAGTCCGGGAAATCATAAGGCAATAAGGCAATTATCGGTTCGTTACGGCTTTATTGATGATTACGAAAGTATGAAAGGCTTTAGTAAAGAATCCGGTTCAACGGATTCAATGATTGAACAACGTTTTGCGGCCTATCAAGATAAAATGAAAATTTATTATATATCAACGCCGGAAGTTCAGCAAACGAGCAATATAGAACCCGCATTTTTGCGCGGGGACCAACGTTATTATTTTGTTCCGTGCCCGTTGTGCGGTGAATATATACGTTTTGAATGGGAAGTAAAAGACGAAGCCGGAAAAGTGATTGGGGGCATTACTTGGAAGCTTGACAAGAAGAATAAATTGATTGAAGAAAGCGTTGGTTATAAATGCCCGAAATGCTCCGGGATTTTTAGCGATACGCATAAGCATAAAATGAATTTGGCCGGCAAGTGGATAGCAACCGCAGAACCGGAGCAACGCGGAAATATTAGTTACCATATAAATAGTTTATACGCGCCTCCGGGTATGTATGATTGGGCGCATTATGTTAACCAATGGTTGGCAGCAAATCCACGGGACGCCGAACCGATAGAAGCCAAGCTTCAAACGTTTTACAATGTTGTATTGGGTAAAACTTGGAAGCTTCGCGGAAAGTCGCCGAAGGCTTCACAATTAGCGGTTAATTCCGGGCGCTATGAAATTGGCGTTGTTCCGAATGCGTTAAGTATTAAAGACGGGAACGGTCCAATTTTTATGTTAACACTTGGAAGCGATTTAAACGGGGTTGTTGAAGACGCGCGCCTTGATTACGAAATTATTGCTTGGAGCGTAAACGGTACGACTTACGCGGTTGACCATGGTTCAATTGGGACTTTTATACCACGGGAAAACACGCGAAAAAATAAAACGGACCGGGAGCGTTGGACCTATGACCATGGTTTTAAAAATTCAGTTTGGCCGGAGTTTAAAGAGGTTTTAAATTCTTCATTTAAGACCGACGACGGTAAAGAAATGGGTATTATGATTAGCGGCGTAGATACGGGACACTATACCGCGCAGGCTTATGATTTTATTGATTCTTACGAAGACAATTTAATTTTTGGGCTGAAGGGTAAAGATATTGACAAAATGCGACGTTTCGGCGTTGATACTCCAATTGTAAAGAAGGCCCGCGAACGGGATAATTTATATTTGGTTGAAGTAAATCAAACAAAAGACCATTTAGCGGAATTAGTTTCTTTAAAGTGGGACGAAAGTCTTGGTATTGACCAACCGCCGGGCTTTATGAATTTCCCGGCTCCAAACGGCCGTAAATTCTCAATGCCGCATTATTTTAACCATTTTGAAGCGGAACACCGCGTTATGGAGCGAAACGCCAAGGGCGAAGATATTGGGGCGCGTTGGGTTAAAAAGAAGTCAAGCGGGCAAAACCATTTATTTGATTGCCGGGTTTATAATATTGCAATTGCCAATTTAATTGCTTTGTTGGTTTGTAAAGAAGCCGGAGTTAAAGAGCCAAGTTGGAACCAATTTGTTGATTTAATGGAAGGTTAATGTTGAGTATGTGGCGTGACCTGTGTTGCGCCTGCGGCAGGGCATGACATATATTTGTTGTTACCCACCGTACTTTATTAACTTAAAAGAACAGAATTTTATGAAATATATGGGAAGTAAAGCGAGGTTTGCAAAGGAAATACTACCAATAATAACCAAAGGTAGAACCGAAGAGCAGACCTACGTAGAGCCATTTGCTGGCGGTATGAATATGATTGACAAAGTAGCAGGGAAGCGAATAGCAAACGATATACACACAGAGCTTATTGAAATGTGGAAAGCCCTTGTTTGCGATTGGAAACCACCACTAACCGTAACAGAAGAGCAGTACCGACAAATGAAAGCGGACAAAACAGGCTACCCAATAGAACTACTTGCCTACGTAGGATTTAATTCGTATGGGGGCAAATGGTTTGCAGGATATAGAAGAGATAAGCAAGGTAAAAGAGATTATTGGAGAGAGCACTACAATAATATAATGAAACAAGTACCAAGTATGAAAGGTGTGGAGTTTAGAAACTGCTCTTTTACCGACCTTGAAATACCACCAAACAGTATTATATATTGTGACCCACCATA